TTAAAGATACAAAGACAACGGGTACTTTATCGGGGGCTTACGAAGTTTTTGCCGCATTTGCATTTTAGTTTCTCCGGTAAATTCATTAGTATCACCTTTTGTGGAGTTGATTTTGCCTCGCATTAGATTCATTTGCTTATCATACTCTGATAGTTGCTTTTGATAAGCAGTAAGAGCACTTTTCTCCTTTCTTGTTGAAAAGTCATTATTATTAATAGATATATATTTATGTATATCATCAATATTGAAATCTTTGCGTCCTGTTCTAGTATTCAAAGATTGTATCAATTCTTTTTCGGCACCTGATAACGTATCGTCTACATCTACTTTAAAATTATCTTTTAAAGATTGGAGACTTTTAAAAGCGCTTTCGCGTTCTTTACGACTTTTTGTAGTATCTCTAATTATTGATTCAAATTTGGTAAACTCAGCTTCAAACACCTTGTTATTAAATCCCATAGATAACTTAGCATCGGCTAATGAATCACGCAAGGCAGATAGATTCTTCATATTAGAGATGGTGCTTAATATACCATTATTAAAAGCTTCGAAACTTCCAGACGATAATGATTGAAAGAATATATCAACAGTTCCTTTGCAAGCATTTAGAGTATTATCAAATTCATCACTGGTTGATTGAGTGGAACGAATTACTTTCATGAAAGACTCACCCGCCCCCATGGCTAGTCCCACTCCAGCAGCAAATTTAGCTATTCCAGCCCCGGCAGATTTAGCCATATTGCTAATATCACCCTGAAAGCGATTTACACTACCTTTTGACTTTTCCAAATTCGCGTCGAAGTCATTCGTTTTAAGTAATAGTCGTGTTACTATATCAGACATCTTTATTCGTGTTTAATTGTGATTCAAATGCTTTCGCTTTAGCTCTAAGCCGTTTCATATCCTCGTTAGTTACGCTAGTATCTTTCTTCTCTTCTTCATCCCACGGGAAGCGGAGTATGTCGGTTTGCTTTAGTGTCTTTGTGCTATTCGATTGTGCTATAATGTAGCCTAGCAATCTAGTTTGCTCCCATGACTCGCGATTGCGTCGATTCAATCCGTCTAGAAACGATTCGACCTCGATAAAGCTCATTTTATCGAGGAAGTAATCAGGAGCGATACCGCCCTCTCCGACAACACGCGAATAGAGTTCGCGGATACTTACTGCTTTTTCTTCCGCGTCGTCACCTTCTTTTTTTTTACGTCATTTCCTGCCGACTGCGAACGTAGTTTAATCTCGTCCAAAAGAAGCGTCTTAAACTGATTGAATAATGTCAGATCGCTTTCGCACGAATCTATAAACTCGTCAAATTCTATTGTGAACGATTCGTTATTTGCAAGTAGGAACGAATAAAACAAAAGAAATTCGTCTATCATTTTACCGAATTGGAACGGATAGCCGGATAGATTTTCAAAGATGAAGAACGCCCGAAGCGAGTATTTCAGTATAAATTCTTTCCCGTTAATTGATATTGTTTTCATTGAGAATAGTTTTAGAGCGGCAAAACGCCGCCCATGATTACTTACTAGCAGGTACGGTAGTTTCTTTTTTAAGCGGTCCCGTACCTTCAAAGGAAATTGAGAAAGTCGCTTTATCTCCATCTGGCGCATTCGCTTCTAAAGAAGTAATAACCGCCTTACCAGTGTAGGAACCGGGTGCAAGCGTCCACCCTGCTACAGGCATTTCGTTTTCATTCGCATTAGCTACAATGCCAAAATTCAGTGTAATAGGTTTATGCGCAATAAACAAGGCAAACAACTTGTCGTAGCTATTCGCGTCAGCGTCAGCACTAAACAAGTTATCACTCGAAGCGTTCCAAGACAGCTTTTTAATGTCCTTTTCCGTCCAAATGCCGGAGTCCTTACTTTGCGTGTCGATAGTTTCAGCCGACAAACCTAGTTTACAGGAAGTCGCTAAGGCTAACGCTTTACTCTCTGCGAATAGCATCATGTCCTTTCCTAATGCTGCTTTTGCTTTACTCATAATTTTAATCGTGTTTTATTAGTTACTCATTCTGTTTTAAAAGAAAATACGAGGCGTTGAATAAAAGTATCTTCAATAAAATCTTCGTCCGCACTCATTAACTTTGCGTCAATCACATCGAAACTGTCGTAGCTTCCTCGCTTATTCTCTAATGCCTTGCGCACTTCCTCCGCGATAGTAATAGAGTTCAGATAATTGTCGCTAGCTACAACGACCTCAACCGAAACAGTATCCCCGGTCCCGTAACGATCTTTTGTATACTCCGGTACTAGAGAGCTACGTTTGTAGATTACGAACGGAAAAGATGTTTCCGTTTTGGTTGAGATCGCATAGATTTTATCAGTAACCAACTTTGCCAACTCCGTAGAATCGCTTAGTCTCTTATATACGTGTGCGCCTATTGATAAACTCATTTCTTTTTATTTACTACTTTCATTATAGAATCAATAATATTTTTCTCTAGTGAGTTTTCCGCTTCCTTCTGTTTCGATTTAACCGCGTTGGAAAAGAAGTGAGAAGCATTTATAGTACCTCTATAAGCTGCTTTTTTGGTAACGCGCTTTTTATTAGTCCAGAAACTTCTAGTACTAGATTCTTTCGTAAATCGTTCCTTCGTTCCAGATTCGAACCATTTTAGCATATAAGCGCGCGATCCTTTTTTTCTCCGGTCTAATAGATCAACACGCGCACCGGACGCATTACGGTAAACAGCTATGTTTATTTCGTTCTTTAGCGGTTTAAAAGACACGCCATTTTTAGTACTCCCAAACTCCGCATCCGTAACGGCAGAAACTAAATTCTCTTGCGCCTGTTTACGGATGATAAGAATAGATTTTCTTAATGCCGATTTGATCGCTTTCTTTGCTTCATCGTCATTTAAACGGTCTAGCAATTCGTTTACCTTTTTTGCGTCCACTTCGACGCGATATAAGTTCCGTCCGGTGTAGTTGTCATTACTCATTGATTACCTCCGCTTCTATAACCGTTGCCTGTTGCTTCCGGTCGTGATTGATAGATAAAATCTTATATTTCTGCCCGTCGTATTCGATCCGCATTTTAGCGTTAATCTCTTTACAAATACGGATCATTATCGTATTTACGGTCGTATTATAGATTTCGCCGTTAGCCTCCTTTCGTGCACCAGACTTAAAACGGATATACGCACGCTTATCGAATACTTTCACCCAACTTTCAGATGTACCGCCCAAGTTATCGCGTTTTGACTCGCTACGGTAAAAAGCGATCATTTCGTTTAATAACCCCGCTTGCATTATGTGTACCGTTTTAAAGGTTGCAACAATAGTTCTACATGTCCCGGAATAACTTGCGGAGTAGCAAATGTTACCGATTCGCGATTTGCGTAGTAATTAGCTATAAGTATGCGGATCGCGTGCCAGATACGACGGTCTATTTTTCCATCCTTTACAAAACCTTCCAACGGAGCGTTTAAATACGCCTCTATTACAAGTTGAACAGGTTCAATAAGTTCGGTTATATATGTATCGTCCGTATCAAAATCAACATTTAAATGTTGTTTGAGTTCTTCGAGTGTTACGTATTGTGGCATAATTATAAGTATGAAAAAAGGCTAAGGCTATGAAGCCAAAGCCTTTTCGTTTTTAAGTAGTTAGTAGTGTGTTATGCTTTTGCAACTTTTGCAACCGCTTTCTTCTTCGCGATTGCGAATGCCTCTGGGCGAGCTACAACAATGTCATACTTTGAGTTTAGCGTAAACTTCGTTTCGTTAGTGTCTGCTAGAGTCACATCGTCAATAGTCATTCGAATTTTTCCCCATTGACCGATACCAACGTTCGAAAAGACACCGAAGCCGAGTTCATCCGCACCCATGTAATTAGTCATGTACACCGGATAGCCATTCATCATCCCGTCTTTAAGAACCATTTCGGGAGAACCTTTTTCAATACGTGTAGTTTTTAATTTACCGCACATTTTCGGACTGCAAATATATGCTGCCGTTCCGTCAGTAACATCTACGTTTTCATCCATTACTGCGGTTTCTAGCGCTACAACGTCCTCGAATGTGGGAGCAACTTCATACTCCACTGTCGGAGAATCTTTCACAAACACACCTTTTGAGGCAAGTCCCTGCTTTTCTCCGGCAAACATAATCTTATTCAATGTACGAGCAGTTGACAAAGACAATTGTTTAACGGTGACATCAAACAAAGCATCGTTTGTCTGATCAATTGCGTCGTTAGACAATGGGATAGAAATACCCAAACGCCACGGATGCGCCTTTAAATTACCAATATCCAGTTTTGTCGGATTTATTTTGGTGTTCTCGCCTTCAATTGTAGCTTCTACAGCCGCCAATGTTGGAAACATCAATTCGCCAATCAAGCCGTATTGCATCTTAATACCCAACTTATTAATGATAAGCCCCTTTTCAAGCGGTTCGATAATATCACCGATTGTTGTCGGGATCATCGGAGCGGCATCGGTTGAACTTGTTCTCACAGGATCACCCTCCGCACGCATAGAGAAATTAAGTCCCTTTGCATCAGCAAAATTCCCGTATTCTTCCAAAGAACGATGATTACAAACGTCATATAAAGCCTTTGCAAAGATAGCTCTTTTGTTTTCCGGCAAAATTGCAGATTTGCTACTTTCCAGACTTCTAAGAGTCTCGTCAATAACGATCTGATTTTTACGAGTCATTAACTCGTTGAATTTAGTCTGCTCTTCGTCTGTCAGACTTCTTTTTTCTGTTTTTGCTTGTGATAACAGATTTCTCATTTGCTCTTTAAGCAGAGCTACTTCTTCTAGTTTTGTCATGTCAAATAAATTTTTCTAAGTTCTCTATTTCGGATAAATAATCACTATTTGTGTCACCATTAAGAAGCTGTTCTATATTTTCAAGGCTTCTAACTGTTACATCTGTACCAAAAAAGGCAGGGTCTGAAACAGGGGAAATATCAGATATATAATCAATCTTATGCACTGTACGCAACAGCATCCCATCTTTCATTGTATATGAAACTTTACTTTTATCCTTATCATCAGTGTAATAAGCGAAAGACGATCCGAATATGTCTCCCCGTTTTATCATTTCATAAGCAAAATTCCCGTCGCTAGTACATGGAGCCTCGAATCGGTACTTTAAGCCATATTCATCAAAATTTAATTCGAGTGATCCCGAACCATAACGGCATCTAGCCAAAAGCCTACGTTTATCGTGTTCTAGTACCGCCTTTATATCACATCGGGCTATAAGTTCTTCGGTTGCTGCACCATGTTCGATAACCTCAATAAAAAAGCGTTTCCTTTCCTCATCATACATCACACGACTTTCTTTCCCAAAAACAACAGCGTACCCCTCAATAACTCTACCCTCCGATAATTTAGGCGCGCCTAGCTCTGTAAAACTCCTTATTTCCATTGCTTTTTACTCTATGTTTTTTTTGTTTGTTTTTGGTAGCTCGTCTTTTTCGCTACTAATCTCACCCTTAATCTTAGGAGAGTCTATCGGAGCAACATTACAGGACATAAACGCAATGTCACCGCCATTTATAGGCGCTTTATCTTCACGGCTTACACGCCATTCGTTCACCGTTGACACGCCGTATTGTATCTCCTTCTCCATACAAGCTGTTTGTGTGGCTATATCTGTTTTATACAAGGCTTTACGGTCAAATTCTATTTTATAAATACCAGAGACAGTTCTAGGTATCAACTTAGCATTAAATTCAGCCTCAATACGACACAATATAGGATCGAGCGTGTCAGACAAGAAAGCAACTTGACTCATTTCAGAAGCCTTGTAATTAGTAGATTGTCCGGCAAACACCTTATCTGGATGAACACCATAAAAACGGCAAATATCGAATACGGAAAACTTTTTAGTTTCTAGTAGCTGAGCGTCAGCCGGAGTTATTGAAAGTTGTGTAAAAGTCATGTCCTCGCTCACGGAAGTTATATCCCTTCCGCTATTAAAGTCTTTTTCCACTCGGTCCGCTACGTCAGAAGTCTGTTTATCGCCAACAGAAGAAAGTCCCTTTCCCCCACCTTTAACACCAGAAATAATACCTTTAATCTTACTCCCATTCTGAAAAGTACGCAAACTCTGATTATCAGCGCTAGCAGAAACAGAAAGTACCGTACTTGCATACGTGATCGTACTAACACCTGTATACCCACCATCGAGACTCTTATTTTTCAGATGGATAATACTTTCAGCCGGATAAGTACCATATATCTTATTTATTACATCACAAATAGTATATTCGTCCCTGTATATATCGTATGTAACAGAATTATTTGAGCAAAGTATTAATTCTGCCGTATCTCCGAACATTCTCTTGATGAAAATATATGAATTACCACGATTAACCATTTGAATAATTGCATTACATATTAAGTCGTAACTATTCATGCGCTTATTCGGTTTTTTAGTCAGCAGATAATGCAACTCGTTTTCGGTATCTACCTTGTAGTTTCCGGCATCTTCTTTACGTTTGATATATAGCGGCAGAGAAGCAATAGTACCAGAAAGAATATCAGTACATCTAAACGCGGTCGATAACCGCATAGCCTGTTCGGGAGACTTTACCGAAACAGGTTGTTCCCTAGCTGTTTTGTCTCTAACTTCTACTATTTTTTCCTCTTCGGGCGGCATAGATCGTCTTTCTTCTCTGTTGCGTCCTATTCTTAAATTAAGTTCAAATGCCATAGTCTTATCGTGTTACTCAGTATAATTATTGAATAAATGAAATGTCATTAGGTTTGTTATCGTCGAATCAATCTTTGCGTTATGTGTTTTCTTGACTGGCTTCTTATTCATGTTCCTATCTTCGTCTAGTACCGCATTTGAGAAGCAGTACGGCGTGATTGGGTTCGGATCGAATGTGAGTTTATTCCGATACAAAGCTAGTTCAAACGATTCTATCGGACTCGTAAACGTCCCGTATGTCTGTTTGACAGGCTTAATATATTCGCTTGCACTACCAACCGAATAAGAAAGTAGATTCACAAATTCAGCCGATTTATACGGATCATAACCGATACCCATAATTTGCAAATACTTCGCCCGTGATAATATATCGTTTACTATTTGCTGATAGTCGATAATATCGCCATCGCAAAGAATCAAATACCCTGCTTCCGCCCAACCTTCGTAGAGTTCCCGATTCGGATGATCCTTTAAAGCTCCTTTCGGAAAATAGTAATCCGTATACGAATGAAAAGAGCCACTTTCTTTCGAATAGATATTATAGGTAACCGTAGAAAAGTCGTCTCGAACGGATAAATCAACCGCCGCCATCGTAAGCGGATAAGTACCGATATTCTCTATTCTAATACCTTTGAATCGTTCTTCGATCTGCTTCGCCTCGATCCATTTCGTTGTCGAATCAACTGCAAACACATTAAGTAACTTCGTCCGAAACTCCAATGCGTCCGGCGCACTGTACAAAGCCTTTTGATAGGCGTCTATATAAAAATCCTCGTAAACAGTTATACCCATGTGTGGCTGAACCTTTCGCCATGTCGCCGGGTCCCCTTCTTCGTCGTCTATGTCCGGTTCAAAGATGTGCGCAAATATTGAATCATTTTCAATCTCACCGCGTAGGATCGCTTTGTACATTTTGAGCATTTCGACGAATGGAGCCGTTTCTTTATCGGATGCGGTCGTAATTACTACGGTTAAAGGGTTGAGCCGTGCGCCCATTGAGGAAGTTAATACATTCTTCAACGCGGCGCTATCGGCTTGTGAGTACTCGTCTACTATCACCATGCTTGCGTTTAATCCATCGAGTTTGTCGGGATTGGAAGCCAAGCAACGGGCAAAAGATGTTTTTCCCTTTATGCGGTTATATATGATTTCTCGATTGATCTTAAAATGTCTAAACTTAGGATCAAGCGATTTTAAGATATTACGTATTTCATCAAAGCAAACTTTCGCTTGATTGTATGAGTTGGCAGCAACGTATGTTTGTGCGTTCGCATCACCAAACAACAAATCGTTAATCGAAAGACTCGCTACGCTTGTTGTCTTACTGAATTTACGCGGAACGAATAAAAGAGCCTCACGAATTAAGCGTTTGTTTGTGCCGGGCTTATAAAACGCTAAAATGTTAGAGAACTGAAACACCTGTATCGGAGTCAGTTTGTATCTAGTCTTTCCCTTTGTGCCGGAGAACTTCAAACGCTCGTAAAACGTGACGAATTTCTTAACTTCCTTGATGCGAAATTCGTATTTATCGAGGAATGAAAAGAAGCGACGAACGGCTAGTAACTCATAAAGATTGTGCGCGTCTGGATTATTAATGCAGCCCTTTATATACACGTTTAATCTTTCGTCCGCCTTACCTAGCTTATACGAATCAACGTCGATATTATGCAGATCGGAGATAACCGACTGCTTTAATGCTATCAGTTTGTCTCTAGTCTCCTTCTCCATCGCGATCTATCTTGTCTACCTCGTTTATTAAGTCGTTTACCTCGTCATCGTCAGACGCGGACAAAGTTTGTAGTGTCAAGCCAAGTTCCCGCAACTGTTTGCGAGTAACTTCGAGCGCATCAAATAAAACTTTGAAAGCCGGATGCGCCACGAGCTTCTTATTTCCTTCGCGAGAAACTTCCGTAACAAACGAACGTTTCTTCTTTGCTATGTCATTGAGAGCGATCTTAAACGCAATGTAAGAACCTGCACAAAGAGTTATACACAAATCCAAATCAGATGTGTATGTTCCTTGCGAGTTCATCGCGGCGCGAATCTTTTCTTTTATATCGTCTAAATCACTCATTTTTATATGCGTTTTTGCATATATGAAAAGATCGCAAGTATTTGGTAGCGCGGAAGTTCGAGAAGAAAAGCTCACCCCCAACGAGCACCCCCTCATTTCAAAAATTGCTCGCGCGTGTAAAAACAGGGTGAGGTGGGTTTCGTGTATAACGTTAAAAAAGAAAAAAACACCCCCCGCTTTTTCGCTTAAAAAAAGTTGATCCATTTTAGTTTGAAATATTAAATTGAAATATTTATCTTTATCCCCCAAAGACATATATACCATGAGAAATTTACTAATAATAGGGAATGGATTTGACATAGATTTAGGATTAAAAACTAAATATTCCGATTTCATAGAAAGCAACTGTTTTGATGAAAATAAAAACAATTTATTCAAGAGTATATACCGATCATATAAAAATATGAATTGGATAGACTTAGAAAATGAATTAAAAAAGTATGTTACGGGAGTTGATAGACAAAATATTACAGATGAGTTTAACGACTTACGCAATTCATTATGTGATTACTTAACTCAAATAGAGTATAATAAGATAAATCATGAATCAACTGCATTTAAGTTATTTAAAATAATAGCTAACGATGTCAATAATCCATATAAAATATACACATATAATTACACGGACTTAATAGAAATAACTCAATTATCTAGCACCAATATTAGCTCATTGAAATGTAAGAATCTCATTGAGTATGTACATGGAAAGATTAGTGACAAATCAATAATATTAGGCTTTGAAGATAAAGCCAATATTCTATCTAAATATTTTTTCATGATAAAATCTTTTAGCCCATATTATAATTCTCATAATATCCAATATGATTTAGAAGAAGCCAAAAACATTATCTTTTTCGGACACTCATTAGGAAACACGGATTATCATTATTTTGAAAAGTTTTTTCAAGAGCAATCTAACGCTTCATTAACTAGAAACGGTATGAAAAATATTACTATATTCACTTATAATGATGTGGCTAGAATCAGTATACTTGCGCAACTAAGAGAAATGAATGATAAAAGAACCGATCTATTATATAATTTAAATAAACTAGAAATCTTATGCACAGGCGAAGAAAGGGATCAAACAAGAATTAATGACTTTCTCGAAAGTTTAAAAATGGATCAAGAGAAATATAAGGCAGGATTAGAATATCTTTCATCATTATAAATACAAAAATGAAGTTGTGTCAAAACTCTGGCACAACCTCATTTTTATCTTAGAGAAACTTATCAACAAACCGTTCCGTTTCCCTCCGATTATTCGCCTGTATCGCCTCCTTCGAGTGACTGAAAGCACACCGATGTATCTCGGAGTGGCACGCATGACAAAGGCTCTGCAAATTGTTATAATCAAACATTAGCTGCCTCATTCCGAGTTCATGCGGTACGGATTCAACAGGTGTCTTGTGATGTACTTCCGTTGCGAGTGTGCTTAGATCGTTCGCCTCGCACACTTCACAAATCGGATTGTTTCGTAGTTTCTCGGCTCGAAGCTGTTTCCATCGAACCGAGTTAATCATCTTAATGTAATGCGGGTTTCTACTCATAGCGCTTCGATCCGGTCTAGTCCGTTAATAAGTAACCTAATCCGTGCACAATCTCCATCGCATCGAGTCGATTGCGTTTCTTGTTTATGTATCCGACTCGCACAACCTTTGCAATTCTTTGACGGGCACATTTGTTTATACACTTCGATAGCTTGCCGCCTCGTTTCCTCTCTCTGTATCCGTGCCGCTTCGATTGCGACTTTTCGGATTAAGCCACGCGAGCGAATGCGCTCGTTTGTGGCTTGTTCGATATACTGCTTTACTTTACTCATTTCACCGTGTTGTTTTTAGGTTTGTAATTCCACCCGTTTAATTCGTATACTTTACGCTTCGCTTCTTCTTGCGTTATCGCATCGTCTATCTTCGTCGCTGATCCGTCCGGCTCTCTCTGATAAATACTAAAGTGACGGAAGCGAGGCGAATAATAGTACTTTGGTTCATTCTGTGTTTGATTCATTTCTATTCTGTTTTACTCTAATTGTTATTAAAATACTCACTACAAACAAACCCCTTTCGTGGGGCGAAGTTTTTAAACTCGCAACTTCTAAAAATCCACTTCTTATCAGCCCATCCGGCTAAATCCTTTTGCCACTGCGGTATGATTTGATAAGGATTATTTAAGTCTCTGTAAGGCTGACAATGCGGCAAGAACCGACCGCCTTTGCTCTTCCAATAATTGACACGCTCAAACGATTCTTTAAAGTCGCTAAGCAGGATACAATAAAAGAAGTATTCGCCTTTGTATCCGTACTTGTCAATCAAAGCCGTGGCACGCTCACATTCAGCAATCTGTCCCGGTGTGTCACAGCCGAACCGTATGCGCTTCATCCACTTTAATCTTGCCAGTAACTGGGCGATGTCGTCTGTTACCAAGCGAGCATCTAAGCCCTGATTGAAGTCTACACGCAGTCCTAGACGGATAATTTTCTCAATCTGCTGTAAACCGTAATCGGATGCAAGTACATTGTTATCCATAAGGATTATGTTTTTGCGACCATTGACAGCTATCTCTTCAATATCCATGTATGGGGTAATCTTGCCTTCTTTAGCAGGAACTACACACCATTTGCATTTGTTAGGGCAACCCCTTGTCAAAAAGCCATAAGCCAAATTCTTATCAACATTATACAGATTGTAATCAGGAATCATTCTATCAATTTCCGGTAGAAGAACCTTACTTATGTCATATCCTGTACCGCCTTTCTCGACTTGATCGGCATTGATGTAATAGCCGTAATCCAGCGTAAAGCTAAATACTTTTGCAATGTAAACCTTATCATAAGAACAAAGGGGATTATACCATTCCACATTGTCTCCACGTGCTTTATGATAGCTGCTTATCTTCATAAGCGCGAGATTGGGAAAATTACTATCAACTGCTAATATTCCGATGTTCATTGCTCTTTTCTCAATCATTAATAAATTCATCGTCATTCTCCCCTACTTCACTTTTCACAGGCTTCTTCACTGGAACGCGGATCGCCTTTTCTGTAAACTTACTCGATAGATACTGTTTCGCTTCGATCCAACTTGAAAAGTGCAAATCTGGATCAGTGTAAAGTGACAGGATCGTTTCGTTTAGTTTGTCGAGTGCTCCGTATGAGCTTGAATTTATCGTGCCGTCTAAAGGTGAAAACTTGGCAACTAAGCCGTTATAATTCTCTGAAACAAACCGATCTATATACTTTCGGTTTCGTTCATTTGCTTCGGTCCGCTCTGCGGGAACGTCGTGCAAATAATTTGTGTTTGATAGTTTTCTAATCATATTAAAATCCTTCTAATCGTTTTTGTCCGTGCATTTCGTCCACCTTGTACTGTGGTAGTTTCCGTTTTGGTTTTACATACTCGAAATGTCGTTCTGCTTCTGATAGATCATAGAACATTTCTTTGATTTCGTCCGGTAATACTTCTTCTTCGTCATCATCGGGCATCGGATCAGCAACCCGGAGAAAGCAGCCTAAAATGTACTGCATGATTTCGTATGTACTCTTGAAATGGTAGTCGGTTTTGATCTTGTCTAGTCGCCGCCATTGGTCCAGATCGACGCGAACCGGAATTTTCTTGAAATAGACGAATTTCTTTTTTCTTCTTCGCATAGTTTCTTTATTTTAATTATCTTCTACTAGCTCCATTCAAGTCCAAAACGTTGAACATCTCGTTTATTCGGTCCGCGATATACGCGCCGTAAATAGTCTGTATTTCCTTGATCGTTAGATTTGTCGTTACATGGGTTATCGCTTCATGTCTCAACTCGTACCGACATTGGAAAATATACTGCATCACGTTCAACTCAGTGCCGAAATACTTCGCCGGGATTGGTTCTCGTCCTAGTTCATCGAAACAAATCATTCGCGGCGCACCGTTGTTGTACGTGTACAACTCTAGCGCATCCTTTCCACGCATTGAAAAGCTATTCGCAATGAAGGAAGCCGAGTCTATCCTAAAACCGCCGACTGGATAACCGCCCTTCGCTTTGCCACGTGTGAAATACCCGTATCGGTTTAAAATCTGCATGATAGTACTTTTCCCGGTCCCAATGTCACCCCTCAACAATAGCCCTTTGTTTGTATCTAATTTACCACGTCCTTCTGTATACAAAAAGAGTTGATTCATTAGGTTCTTATTGGAGTCGTCAATCTTAAAATCGGGACAAACATACTCGCAGCAGGCTTTAAACCATTCCGGGCGTTTCCCTATTTCTATCGGCTCATCATAATACGGTAGTCCGTATGATAGTATCGCCGCTATCGGTAGAGTTTGTTTGCTTCTTGTTTCCATATTCATTTTTATTGTTTTTCAGTTCAAAGAATCCCGCCCAATTATTTGCAATCGCTTCATTTATGATTTGAGATGCAATCGCCGGATTATCTTTGCTCAATTTCACTAATTTGCTGTAACACGCTTTAAGCGACTTTTCCGATTTGTAATTTTCCCGTCTGTCTTTTTTGTATTCAAGCCAAAGAATAAACGTCTCTAAAAACTCGTTAGATATAAAATCAAAATCTCCATGAGAGACTTTAGAGAGTATATTTTCGTTTGGTTTCTGTTTTAGTTTATTATAGTCTGTACTATTGGTAGTACTATTGGTTGTCTTATCTCCCCTCTTATCGGTTGGTTTATCGGGCGTATTATCTACCGTATTATTTACGGTAGTCATTACGGTAGTTTTAAACTCCTTCACAAAAGAATAGGAACTAACAACACGTCTACTTTTACCAGATTTATAATAAATCAATCCTGCATTTATCAAAGACTCGCGAGCTTTTACAAGTGTTCTCTCGTTCACGTTAAGCGCAAAACAAAGTTCAATGTTCGAGCAATCGAAAACGTCCCTCCAATCTTCGCCGTTACAAATAGCCACTAATTCGTAAAATAGGGCTTGTTCGGTGGCGGTAAATCTGAAACGTCGTCTCGCTTTTCTCATCTTCTCAGTTAGCGTATATCCGTCTATATTCATCACACTTATTAAGTCTATCGCGCTACATAATAACTACAAATCCTTATCCCTATGGACCGCCCCACTTTAAGGACGGAGCAATAACAAATAAAATTCTTCTCTTCTCCGCCATTCCGACACGTCCGGCAATCGCTTTTTTGTACCTGTGTTGTTTTCTTTGCCATTTTATACCTCCTTTATTCTGATTCCATGAACGTAAAGCATGAGCTTCCGTTTGATTATATACTCCTTTGTTCGAACTCCTTTCGTATCCTCAACGACATACTCGCCATCTCGATAATAAACGAAGTCCGCGATATAGTAAACGCCTCGTTCTAGAAGTTCCTTTTTACGCAGCATCTTCCGCACTCCCTGCACTTCATAGAAACGATATTGAGGCGAAATAAGCTCGTATTTTACTTGCTCTTGCAATCCGGTTATAATCCCCTTCTTTTCGAGTAGTTTCAACTCCTTAGCGCGCCGATACTCCTTTTTAGAGTCGTATCCCTCTATCTTTACATTGTTATACTTTGCCATGTCTTTATTTTGGTTTGTGAATGTGGATAAGCTCGGATTTGAACCGAGATTTGTCGCAGACCGCTTGCGAACGTCCGTCACGATCGGAACCAATTCCACGCACTAGGGTGGAGCGTTTACCAATTCCGCCACTTATCCGATTTGCCGGGACTTTCACCCGGCTTATTATTAGAATTTAAGAGAATCAGCCGCAAGGGAATCACATTTGTATACATGGTATCCATTGCCCGAAATACTTCTTAAAAAATAGACATTGCCTTTGGCATCTTTAACCAAATGGTTATTTAATCCATTCCGATCACACGAGAACAGGCAAAGAGCCATTAAAACAAACAGAATCTTTCTCATTTACTTTCTCCCTCCTTTACTCCATATGGGTAGACATCTACAATCGCCGTTTCTTTCAACGAAATCGAAGAATAATCCGCCATCGTTCCTTTCATACCTTCGTCGAGTTTCTTCATTGCGTCGTGGATGTCTGCGGCTTGTACCAGAACATTCGTATAAGTCCGCTTTTCTTTGCCGATTACTTCGTCCACCGTAATAAAAGCGAGTCGTCCGGCATACCATTTATCGGCAGAATCTTCTTCGCTCGTAAATATCTCGCTATAATGTGCGCGGGAAATGTCGGACACTGTAAACTCACCGGAGATAAACGGAGTCATTTCTTCGGTTATTCGCGCTTCTGCTTCGGTAAAACTCAGCGCATCGACTAAATACGGTTCTGTTACTTTCTTTTGCATTCCGTTTTCCATTACTTTTTCGTAACGGATTTTTGTTAAAAACCAAGTGTGCATCATAAATTCATTTCTTTAATTAGTTCGATTAAACCCTCATAAGGGATATTATATTTATCTGCGAATTTTATTTTGTCTATAATCTTTTGCTCTAATGTGCTGGTTTCTGACAACGAACATGTTAGGCACCCATGAGACATTTTATATTTTCTATAACTCTAGATTTACTCATTAATTTCGTGTTTATTAAAGTGTTTATAAAAAATGTGATTAATCGTGTTGTGTTAGTGTTGTGACGGTTATTTCTTTGTCAGTTTGCGTATTTCTTTCCGTAGCTTATAAATCTGATTTTTGATCGGTACGCTGTTTTTCGCATCCGGCTTTAACGCTTCGATCTGTATCTTTAATTCTAGGACCGATTTTGCCTTATCGACACAATCAAGTAAATCCAGACCGGAACGAATAGATTCGTCTATCATTTCACTAGCTAACCGGATACGGTCATAGAGTTTCTTTATATTCTCCACATGATCGGCGCGATTCATTTCAAGTATCCGACCGTCGTTCACGTAGCCATCATAAATGACATAATACAACTTATCTACGTCCGTGCGACCGAGGAAATGACCGAGGAACTGCCAATAATATTCGTCTTTTTCGTCGATGGTATTCCCGAATTGTAAAGATTCGATTTTACCCTGCGACATCGGGCATTTGATTTCGCCTAGAGCGATAACTTTCCCGTCGAATCCATACACATAGAAGTCGGGTGAATCTCCGAACCCTTCAAACGGTTCATTGAAAACAATGTCGTAAAAATCGGTTGTACACGACTTGATCTCGTTCATTAATTGACTCCGTACCCACTCAACCGCTAACGGTTCGTTGTCGTGCCCCCAATCAAAAGCCTTTGCACTTCCGTTTTCTCGCATCATCCCGGTCCTACGCTCGTATCGTACTAAATACATCGCATCCAACGCGGCTTTACCGAACGGACATCCTTTGCCCGCTTTCATCAAATCGGGAAGCGTAGAGGCTGTTATTTTGCCACGTCTCTTTTCTTTCCATTCAAATTCCTTTTGTTCACTTGATTTCATGTGCTACTAATTCTTTGATTTGTTCTTTTGTTAGTTTGTATTTCATTTGGACTTGCGCAACTGTATAGCCGCCCGCCAATGCGTCTAGAATGTTTTTCCAGATCACCGATCCAGTTTCAACCGCAGATAGTGAAGTTTCAACTTTCGGGATGAATGGACGAATACGGAGCGAATCAACCTTTTCGCCGAAAGCGTCCACCATTACCGCGCCAATCTGAATTTGCTTGTTTATCCATTCCTCGAAATTCGGTGTTTTGAAAATCTTCGTCATAGTTTTGCAGTTCGTCCGGTTGAGGATCATAGGTTTTACATTCTCGAAGAAGTAAGCGACGAAGCATTCTTCTTTCTTTCCAGACGCACCGACTACCTGTTCTCTTTTCGTTTCGCGGATGGTGAGAATTATATCTTTACCGTCCGGTAGGCTGTAAGCGCCTAAATAGTCATAATTAAATTGAGTTTTCCAATGTGTCATAATTTATCTATTTTTTATTGACTGTTTTCATTTTTAGCAAAGAGAGAATGACGGCTTCCTCATTTTGAGTTAAATTTGCAACAAGCAATTTTAGTACCTGATATTCTGATTTAAATCCGTATTTTACGACTATATTTAAAAGCCTTTCGCGAGTCTCATCGTCTAGTCTAGTTCTAATCATTTTATTTTTAGTTGCCATGTTCTTATTATTTAAAAGTTATCGTTTCCACCTTGATAAAGCGACTCATAACAGCGAGCGCAAACAGTGATTATCTTTGTACCGCGTCTGCCGCGTTCATACGTTTCGACTTCTATTTCGATCTCTTCGCCCGGTTCGATTTCCTCGCCGCAATCTTCGCAAGTTAGAGTATCAGCAGGACACGCGCCTAGCACCGTACACATTCGACAATTACCGATACATTGATGATTCGCCGCCATGTCTTTTTACGTTTATATAGTTACAGACTAGCACATAGATAATCGTTAGAAACACGATCAGAAGTGCGATGATAAGTTTGCCCGGTTTCGGTTCGCCTTCTGCGAGGCTGCACGCTAGGAGCATTAAGATGATAGCGATAGGACTTTGTTTGAGTGTTAGCATGATGTTTTGTTTTAGTGTGTTATACTACTTTATTACTTTGTATGAATCTATCTATACTTGATATATCATACCAGATCATCTTCCCGAATTGGGAGAAAGAAACGAGTGCATTCTCTCGGAGTGTTCTTAAAAAGTCATCCGAGCAACCTATGTAGGATTTTGCCTCGTCTTTGCTGAGCCATTTCTTTGCGATTGGTTCAACTTTTCCGATTGCTTTAGTTCTTCCCATTGTTTGTTATTCTTTGCGTTCAACATAAATGTTATCTCCGTCGATCCAAGTTCTAAAAATCTTATCTTCATCGGTTTTTAAATCGGATGCGGTTGTTCTAACTGATTTCCTTCGATTACGCGGGAAATAGATTCTTTGCCCTACTTCCATCGCTTGCAATGTTGGTTTAATTGGTGTTGTGTTCATTCTTGTTGTTTTCATAATTCCTTTGTTTTATTTGTTAGTTCTTTATTGATTGATTAACTTTGATGCGACAAAGATAAGTCCATTATTGGACTATGCAAAACAAATAGTCCAATAATTAACCGAAATAGTCCATATTTAGACTATTTCCAAATAATAACCAATAATGGAAACACTTGAAAAACTAAGATTTCTAATTGATAAAGAAATAGTTAGCAGATACGAATTGGCTAAAGATTTAGGAATGAGCAAATCGACATTAACTAATTACTATGAAGGGATAACAACGCCAAGTAGTCTAAGATTGGACGTTATTGAAACTTATATCAACAAAAGATTTGGATCAAATTTAAATTGTTCAACCGAAAAACAACAAGATAGCCCTTTAGAAAACAATAACTATACCCTTCATTACGATGACCTAAAAGGCAAAGCCATTCCGCATATAGACGTAGTGACCGCTTCATGTGGTCTGCCCAATGGCTTTAACTCTGCAATAACAAAAGGAGACTGTGAGCGATATATTATCCCCGATATGCCCGGTTGTGATTTCACGATCCGCGCTGGAGGTCGTAGTATGATTAACAGAAACGTCCCAGAACGGAGCATTAATGATCGGGACATTGTAGGGTGCCGGATCGTTACAACTAGATCACACGTAAGATGGGGTGAGGTATACGCTTTAGCAACATACGACGGTATAATGATAAAAAAGGTCGAGGAATCAGAACAGGAAGGATATATAAGATGTGTTCCTTTCAATAAGGAGGAAGGTTTTAAACCTTATGATGTTCCGGTTAATGAAATACACGATTGGGCACTAGTCGTCGGTGTGGTAAGCGTGAAAACATGGATTTAGACTAATAACCAATAACAAAACAAAATGAAAAAGCTATTAACTATAACACTGCTATTGATTAGCTTCAATAGTTTCGGGCAAAAAGTCGTCGATGTCAAAGAACAGAAGGATTACCAATGGGGAGTAAGTGATGAATTTCATAGCGAACCGGGATTTACTGGAAGTTATTGGCATACCGCAATGCGAGTGATATGTGCAGAAGATTATACTTTCATGTTAAGTATATATAAGCCTGCATCAAATGGATATTATGCAATTCATGAGGATGAAAATTGTTATCTAAAATTAGACAATGATAGCATTATAACGCTGAAATTAAATACAGAGTATTCACCGTGGAATTACGAAATGGCAGGATACTACGTTAGTTCTGTCCATATGCCTAAAAGATATTTTACTCAAACGTTCTATAATATTCCAGATGCTAACCTGTTAACACAGCATAAAGTGATCAAAATAAGATGGATTATAGATAGTTCGCCATATGATATTGATTATTTGGAGAACAATTGGGTTGGCAAGTTTAATAAGAGACTAAGGAATGCTATCTTGCAATCTCAAAAAAATTATGAAAAGAAAGCAAAATTCACAGATAATAATTTATTAGACTTTTAGGAAAACAGTTAATAATAACGACCAAATAAAACATCATCAATCACTAATAACAAAACAAAATGAAAAAGCTATTAATACAATCGATCACGGCAATGTTTACTATATTATGCCTGCAAGCGTGCAGTAAGGAAGACAATTATTTATTGCAAGACATTCCATTTGACGAAACAACTAAAGACTCTAGTATAGATTTGGACGGAAAAACATATTCAACTTGGATCAAAGACGCTTCATATTGTATTGGCATATATAACACAGAAACAAAAGATAAAATCGTAGAATTTCCAACTGTAATAGAAGGAGGACTCAATCAAACCGCAAATCTATATTTCGGAGAAACTAAAAAATATACGATTCAAGGATGCTACATTCTAGATATAATAAAAAATGAGAAAGATGTATATATGTTGTTGGAATATTCCGAAGAGAAATATGGATTAGGTATTACGGAACTATTAATATTACATGATAATAAAATTACCAAACGAATAAAATACGCCAATACGATAGGCAGACCAAATAAGCTAATGCCTTGGTATGACAAAGAAATAGTGGCAACAGCGAATGAAAACTTATCGAGATATGCTAGTGATGATTTTTACATTTATAGCAGCGGACTAGATTTAATATATAAATCTGCAAAAACATGGAATTATGATTCCTTTCTCAATGCTCACCCAATCGACACTTATCGTTTTATTCAGGCAGATGGTAATTATATCATCTTAAAGGATATTAAAGAAGATTTTAATGAAGTATGGCGTTTTGTGCATGGAGACAAAGATGCCATCGTAAAACGGCTAGAAGTTGATGTTAATGAGGAAATCGTTGAAATTGTTCTAGAATTAGTTTATAAAGACGGTGCTAAAGAAACAAAGTCGTTTAAATTAAATATCGAAGATGGTTCTTTAATCGAATAACTAACCCCGCAACAACATGAAAAACCGGATTAAATCATACTGGAGTAACTGTTTGTCGATCGCTGCGATTATATGTAGCGTTACTGCACTGATTAGATGTGAACCTATTACATTTACCGACTCATGGCTATCATGGGCAATAGGTATATCAGTGACTCTAACCAGTATAGGAGTAGTAGTTATATTAGGATATCAGATATATAATTCTGTCACTTTGGATAAAAGAATGAAAGAAATGTTCGACGAAAGAACAAATAAAGTGAAAGAAGATTTGTCTATATCTGCTGCTAGAGCTTCCGCCGCCACTCTATACCAAGCTACTGGCATTGGCATAAAAGTGGATTATGCAACTAAGGACTTTTCGGGTATGATAAGGACATTAAAAACTATGTTGGAGTATGCAATAAACTTAAATGATGCGGAAACATTAAGTGATATTGCTAGGCTTATTGTTAATTCATGGGAACTTATTAATCGGGAAAAATCGCACGATAAACGAGTGGATAGTACTCTTTTAGGTATTGCACTAGAGGTTCTGCCTCGGCTTTCCGCTTCTGACGTTCAAGTTCCTCGGCTTTTTGAGATGATAAATCAGATACAATCCGATAAATCAAATACACCCCAGAGCCAAAAATAAATATAGCAAGTGGCGAGAAAATCAATAATATTACAATGCCAGAAATCCATTCCATAAGATAAATTTTAATTGTTAATAAATAGATCGGTATTATTTTTTTTTCAAATAAGATAAAGAAGCAGGAATAAAACTTTGCTCTCCGGTTCTGATATAATTATAGAGTCTATCTGATAATTCAAGCAAGGTCATGTCTTCCATATCGCGGAATCCCATAGTTTTAACCTGTTCTTTCTTGGCAAAAATTAATACAGCTTGCTCAACGCAAAATGTTCTTAGTTCTTCATCTGTCATAATAGTACTTTTTACTATTAGCCGGATAGATTAGAAACAGATAGCTTTAAATTCAAACGAATAAAGTTTGCTATTTTTGATTGATTGATTAACTTTGTAACGCAAAAAGTTCTTTGAAAGATTCGCATGCTATAAATGTATTCATAGATCATGGCATTTATTTTGATTTCTCAATGCAAATTTAATGCAAATGATTTTTAGATTATGGATAAAGGCTTGATAATCAGTGGGATTAAAATTAGGAAATTACGTCTCTCACGCATGTAATACGAGTTCGATTCTCGTACCCACTACTCTTATTTTAGTTAGCCTCTTACATTGAAGTAAGAGGCTTTTTTTATTGGGTTCATATCTCAAGAAATGGAATATAACGTAAAAGAATTAAAAAAGGTATTGATTGAACAATGCAAAGAAGAAGGTATTTATTACGCATTGATAGCAATCAACAAACAAACGAAAGAGATCGTTTTGCCACAAAGCCTTGATAACGCTTTAAATAATCCGGATTACTGCGTCTTTAAATGCAGGAAAGTGAAGGATGAATATAAAGTAGAAGAGGTAAAATAAGCATAATTAAAAAAGAAGGATATGCTTATCGATATTGTATTAAGATGTTAAAAGATTTAATAATTATTTGAGCATTCAAAGTTTTTTCTGTAAAAGAATGTTATATCCATGTAAAACGATTGTCTTTCACATGGATACCCGTCAATAAATGAAGAAAAACGCTGCTTACTTACATTTCTTCACTCTGCTCGTACAATTCAAAGTAAGACTCTTTATCAATCCGCAGTCGGACTCTGTTTTCCCGCTTCTGACCGGCCAGATTGATAAATAAATTGAAGTATAATTGACTAAAAGAGAGGTCGGAACGATCATAAGTGATATCGAAAGTACAGGTTCTTCGGAACGAATCGAAAGTCCCCAGCTTCATACCTCCCTTGCACATAAAGACTTCGGGGAAATTCGCAGGCGGATAAGGCTGAAACAAGCTGGCCAGCTGCGCATACACATAATCGATCATCCATTCGTCACCGGATACAAGCAATTCTCCTTTCAGACGAAGTTTGACTGCATATTTAGCTGTAACGTCCTGAGAAGTATAAATAGGGACCTGACTCTCCGACGGGTAATTGCCATCCTTATAGCCTAGACTCATGGTCAGTTTTGATTTACCCACTCCGTTGAAATCTGCGACGTTCTGATCTTTCTGTTGATTTTTCAAGTCAATCATAAACGTCAGTTTACCCAAAGTCGGGTCATTCGGATATTGAGCTATCGTATCCAGCACATAATCTTCTTCATTGAAACTTCGCGCTACCAATACATCCTCCTCTCCGACTTCCAACGCCGGACCTCCTCTTTCAATATCCACATCGCCTACAGGGTAATATATTGCATCATTATCTCTGACACAACCTGTCAGACAAAGCAGTAAAGCTGCCATTCCTACTATCTTATTCATTATCAT